TTGGTAATTAGCAGTTATAATATATTTATTATGATTAAAGATATTGACTTTGTAGAGTGTCCTATATGTGGTCATAGAGGACAGAGGTTGGTTAGACATATTAAGGGTAAACATGGTTTATCTTTTGAAGACTTTAAAACTAATTATCCTAATTGTGAGACAACATGTAAGGTTGTTAGAGATAGGATAAAGAGTAAAACTAAAGAGTCTGTTAATACAACTTCATGTAGAGAAAAAAGAAAAAAGTGGTATACTTCTGAAGAGGGTAAAGCAACTCAAAGTAAGAATGGGGCTAAGGCTTGGTTAGATGATGATTTTGTTAAAAGACATAACAAAGCTGTTTCAGAGAGTTCTAAAAGGATGTGGTCTGATTCTAGTTTTAGGTCTAAGCAGTCTGAGTTGATTAGAGATTCTTTAAATACTGATAGGGTAAGAAAACTACATCATGATAGATTAGTTAGGATGTGGGAAAACCCAGAGTATCGTTTAAAGATGACATTAAATGCCGCTAACATGGTTATAGATGGTAAACTTGGTAAGAGTATTAGCTGTAATGTTGGTGGTATTGATTATATTTTTAAGAGTACGTGGGAAATGGAATTTGCTAAAGTTCTTAATACATTAAATATTAATTTTTTGTATGAGGGGATAAAGTTCAAATATTTCTTTGATGGTATTGTTAGAGTATATGTTCCTGATTTTTACTTAGTTGATTATAGTGTTTTTATAGAAATAAAACCTAAATGTTTTCAGTCGGATGAGGTTAATATTCTAAAACTTAATTCAGTGAGAGATAAAGGATATCAAATCTTTTATATCGGTGATGGTGAATATAATAATATCGATTATATAAAATCATTAATAAATAGATTGTAATTCAACGACTATCCTGAAGCACATAAGGCATTAAAATAAATATGTGTGTATAGACGTGAAATTCGTCAAAAGGAGTACGGCTCTAGTGAGTGGGTGAGAATCCCTTAAATGGAAATAGTGTACCCCTATAATATAGGGTGTGATATAGTCTATTCTCATATGAAAGTATGAGAGTGCTAATGGAAACGATTAGTACGTAATATTAAAGTGCGAATGATATCGTATCAGTTCAACCTCTTGACCGTAGGAATGGTCAAGTATTCTTCTTGAAATTCACTTATGGTAACAACAAAGGTGGTATCAAAGCTGGTACTGATATGATTTCATCTCAACGTGGTTTCACTGGTGGTGATTTCAGTGGTGAACATGTAAGTGGTGAGTCCTTGACTATCACAGGTGGTAATGTAACTCAAAAAGTGTTGCATACTCCTATCAAGCCTGGTACATTCCGTTTGACTTCTGAAGATAAAATCGGTTCAGAGTTAGTCGATGTTCCTAATGCTGATGGTAAAAAAGGTACTATTACTGATACAGCTAGTACAGGTTTGGGTGCTGGTACTGTTGATTATGTAACAGGTGAAATCACATTGACTGGTGTAACAGTTGCACATTTGGAAGCTGATTTTGATTATGACCAAAATAGCTTTGATGCTCCTGTAGACCAAGTTGATGTACGTGTAGTTTCTGAGCCAGTAGTTGCTCGTCCACGTAAATTAAAATCAGTGTACATGTTTGACGTTGCATACGATAAAATTGCATAAAATGTAATTTTCAGATTACATTTTTAAGTCGCATGATTCTAGTAATAGAGTCTTGAATAACCTAGTGAAATGCTGGAAAGCCGTAAAGCTGTGATGCCTAATCATGGGAGATGAAAGTCAGAAATAAGTTCACAGATGGTATAAGGTGAAATAAAAGCATATTAATAAGATATGTCCTAAGTACTATTTATAATTGGTAATCAGCAGGTTTGTATAGTATAATAACTTTATAGGTGGTGATTAACTTATGAAGTTTAAATACATTGAAGGTATGGTTGAGAATGTTGATTATGTTGAGTGTCCTATATGTCATAAAAGAGTTAGGATGATAACAGAAAAACATACTAAACTTGTACATAACTTAACTAAAGAAGAATTTAAAAATAAATATCCTAATCAGTCTTTGTGTTGTTCTAGTAGAAGAGATTTGACATCTCAGATAACTAAAGAGCAATGGAAAGATGAAGATATCACATCTCGTAGGGTACAGTCTTTAAAAGAGAATGGTAAGTCTGAATCTTTTAAAAAGAAAGTATCTGACAATTCTAAGAAGATGTGGAAAAGAGAAGGTTTTAAAGAGGTTCAAAGTGTAAAAATTCAGAGTGGACTATTAAATTCTCCTATATTTAGTAAAAAGCAGTCTGAGATGATGTGTGCTTTTTGGTGAATAGATAGTAATAGAGAAGAACGTGCTAAGAGTATTAAAGTTGGTATAAACAACTCGTCAACTTTTAGTGAGATACATTCTGAGGTTCTTAAAAGAGAGTGGAGTATTCCTGAAAAGAGGGATGCTAGGATTAAGAATATAAAAAATGCTTTGAGTCTAGATACAGAAAAACAAAGACGTTCTATACATTCAAAATTATACTGGAGTAGACAAAGTAGTAAATTAGCACAGTCAATGAAGATTAAGGCTAAGTGGTCTACAAAAGAGTATGTTGATAATGTATCTAGGGGATATTATAGATGTAAATATGTATCTAGTCATGGTAAGGTATATTATTTGAAAAGTTCTTATGAGTTAAGGGTATGTAGGTTTTTGGATAGAAATAATATAGATTTTGAGTATGAGTTTAAGGGTTTTGAATATGTTTACAATAATTCTAGTCATACATACTACCCTGATTTTTATCTTAAAGACTATGGTTTAGTTTTAGAGGTCAAACCTGAGAAGTTTATAACAGATGACTTAGTGTTAGCTAAGTTTAATACTGTAAAAGATTTAGGTTATAATATTATATTTATAACAGAAGATGAGGTTTTTTCTGAGAGTAATTTCTTAGATACTATACAGACTTCAACGACTAACCTGAAGCAATGATGCGTCAAAAAATAAATCATTGTGTATAGACGTGAAATTCGTCAAAAGGGGTACGGCTCTAGTGAGTGGGTGAGAATCCCTTAAATGGAAGTGCTAGGGTGCCTGTTTTAGGTACATGATATAGTCTATTCTCATATGAAAGTATGAGAGTGCTAATGGAAACGATTAGTACGTAATATTAAAGTTAAAAATGTCATTCGGCTTAGATATGGATACAGTTATCCTAAAAGCTACGAGTGGTGAAATTGGTTACGAAATTGACAATGAGATAATGCAAGACTTGTTGAAAATTGCTGGTAGCCAATCTACTTGGAATAAACTTCCTGAGTATAAAGGTCAAGATGTAAAAACACATGAAGCTACATTGTTTAATGCTATCAATGATGCGTCCAACACAATTCTTGGTAACACTAAACGCTATGAAGCTACATTTATTATCTGTGGTAAAAATGCCGCTACATACATTGAATCCTTGAACACAAATATCGGTCAAGTACGTGAAATCTTCAAACGTGTATCTACAAATGGTATCGTTGGTGGCCCACACTTGGTAGGTATCTTGGATGAAAAATATAAAGTATATAAAAATCCATACTACCCTGATAATGAAATCTTGGTAGGTGCTAAAGGTGAGATGTTTATAGAAGCGGGATACATCTACGCTCCTTATTTACCACTTTTCGCTTCACAGTTATTAGTGGATGCAGATTTTAAAAGTCAGAGGGGGTTCTGTACAATTTATGCAAAAAAAGCAGTAAATAAATACATGTACCATCGTTTGACTTTGGTAGATAATAAACAAGTAGCCGCTAACTAGTCGATAGTTTAAGCTATAAGTCATCAGTAAACATGACTGTATATAAATACAAAACTAAATAATATATCCATTCAAAGAGGTGTAGTTAATTCTGCACCTCTTTTCTTTTTATTGATTTTGCTATGCGAATAGTGTATAATTTAGTTATAAGGTGTTATATTTTGTGTTAGATTTAAGAGGCGATTAGATTAAAGAGGTGATTAAATTATGTGTGAGGACAATACTAAAGATAAAAAATCTTTATGGGGTGGTAAAGGTAAGAGAACATATAATAATGGTGTTGTAGCTAAACGATATTTTGAGGGTGAGCAACCTGATGGGTTTGTACTGGGGATGTTACCACGTACCAATGAGCAAAAGGCTGAGAGTAATGCTAAAAGGATTAAAACTACAATAGAGAAGTATGGTGTTTCTAACGTAGCACAGTCTAAAGATGTGTATGATAAGGTGTTAGAGACAAATCTTAAAAAGTATGGGGTTAAGCATCCACAAACTCTTGAATCTCAAAAAGAAAAAGTAAAGAAAACAAATTTAGAGAGGTATGGTACTACTAATGGTAAGGTGTTAAAACCAAAAGTAGATAAGCCAAAAAAAGAGAAAAAAGTAAAAGTCAGTAGGACTGGTGGTGTAGGTAAAGTTAGTCTTAGGGGTAGAGGTACATTCTATAATAATGGTGTTATCAATAGAAAATTCATTGATGGTGATGCTATACCCGATGGGTTTGTAAAAGGTAAGTTAATGTCAGATGAAGAGAAATTACGACAGTTATCTAAACGTAAGGAGACTTTGTTAGCTAGATATGGTGTTGACAATGCCGCTAAGTCTAGAGAGATATATGAAAAAGTAAAGAAAACAAATTTAGAGAGGTATGGTGTTGAGTATTCAGCACAAGCTGATGTTGTTAAGGAAAAAATAAAAACTACAAATCTTAAAAAGTATGGTGTTGAGTGTTCTTTTCAAGCTGAAGTAGTTAAGGGGAAGATTAAGGCTACAAATTTAGAACGATATGGTGTAGATAATCCATCTAAATCAACTATTATTAAGAGTAAGATTGTTGAATCTAATCGTAAGAATTTAGGTGTAGATTATCCTATGCAGTCAAAAGAAGTAATGGATAAGTCTAGGGTAACTTCTTTAGAAAAGTATGGTACAGAATATCCTAATCAGTCTGATATTGTTAAACAACATATAAAAGAAAGTAATCTTGAAAAATATGGTGTTGAGCGTCCAGCACAGTCGGATGAAATAAAACGTAAGACGATTGAGACGAATAGGAAACGCTATGGGGTTGACTATACTTGTTTAGTTTTTAGTGGTAAATATAAAGGTAATGATAGTAGTTATAATAGGTCTTTTGCTAAACTTCTAGATGACGTTGGTATTGTTTATGAGCGTGAGTTTTTATTAGAAAAATATTCCTATGATTTTAAAGTAGGTAACACTTTAATAGAAATAAATCCTACAGCTACACATAATACACATTTCAATCCTTATGGCAAGAATAGGATTGATGTTAATTATCATAGAGATAAATCTAAGTTAGCTAAGGATAGTGGTTATCATGTAATACATGTATTTGATTGGGATGATACAGATAAAGTTGTACAACTACTGAAGGATAGGGTTACTGTATATGCACGTAATTGCGATATTAGGGTAGTTAGTGATGTAGATACAAATAACTATTTAGATATGTATCATTTACAGAGTACTTGTAGGGGACAGAAAATTCGTTTAGGGTTATATTATAATAATCAGTTAGTATCATTAATGACATTCGGTAAATCACGTTTCAATAAAAATTGTGAGTATGAGTTGTTACGTTATTGTTCACATTACAACGTAGTAGGTGGTGCTGAGAAGTTATTTAAACATTTCATTAATGAATATAAACCTAGTAGTATTGTGTCATATTGTGATACTTCTAAGTTTAGTGGTAAAGTGTATGATATATTAGGGTTTACATTAGATACTATAAATAGTCCGTCTTGTCATTGGTATAGTGCAAAAGAGGGTAAACATATTACTGATAATTTGTTGCGTATGCAAGGGTATGATAGACTATTTAAAGAGAATCATGGTAAAGGTACTTCTAATGAAGAATTAATTCTTAATAGGGGATATTTACCAATATATGACTGTGGTCAATCTACTTATATTTGGAGAAGTGATGATGTCTGATAAAGTTATAAT